GCAGGCGGCAAAACTCGTTGACCGCAGTGCGACAGAAATCGCTTGGCCTCACCCCACACTGCGCCGCCGCAACAAGAATCCTTTGGTGCTCACCGGGAGGGATGTTGCGGATTCGGACTTCCTTGCCTGAAGTGCTCATATGGGAATTATCCCACTTCGCCCCGCGCTTGTCAAGCCTCGCCCACAACCTTTTCGTAGAGCGCATCAAGTGCGGAGTCGTCTGAGTCGGCCACGTCCATTGCGGCTTTCAGTTCCGGCGACGGGTTGGCTTCGTAGACCGTGCGGATGGCCATCATTTTCTGCGCCTGCTCTGCTGTGGCCGGCACTACTGCGGTTACGGGTCCACTGCCCGGAGGCGGATCGCCAGGGAGCCATAGCCTTGTTTCTGGTACGGGTTTGGTTGGCATGATGTTCTCCTATTCGTTTGCAAGTTGTGGGGGAGGGGTTGAGTGGGTGATGATAACTTGGCTGGCCTGAATTTTTTGAAATAGATCGAGCGGTTCCATAGAGGCGTGATGAATCACATACCACGTGCAGACAAGCATAAGAATAGCCACGCAAACAGACGCGATACTCGCCATCACCCCCGCGATCTGCCAAACCAAACCGCGTTTTGCCGTCTTTGTATTTTCGGTGTCTAGCGCCGTTTTGATGGTTTTCTCGTGAGCGAGTAACGCTTCCTTTGTTTCCTTGTCTCGCAGTTCATGGAACGCCTTCTCGGAGCGGTGGCGTTGGTCGTCAGCAGCAAACCTCGCAAGCACGATGGTTTTCAGGCCGGGTCCGCCGTCGTGGTTGAAAAATTCATTGGCAATATGCTCAATCACTGATTCCGCCTTTCCCATGCGTCCTTCCATACCCATAATGCTTCCACGAAAAGGGCAGGCCCCGCTCTTAGAATCGCACTCCGCTTCGGCCATCATCGTCTCTCCTGGCCGTTCCCCTGGCCCCGTTGTGCGCCTGCCCATTACCGTTCAGGCCGCGTCCGTGCTCAGCGTGCAATCCTTTACAGCCCATCGAAAGAAGGGCATCCATCAATCCCGTAGCCCATGCTGCCAATAATGACATCGCTCGGCGGTCCACAAATTCCTGAGTCCTGCGCTGTCTCAATCACATCTTCCTGCGTCCAGACCGCCTTAGGCCGGTAGACGTTCAATTGCGGCGCTCCCATCTGACGATTAGGTACCGTTCAGATGTATTCAACTGTGTTACTTCTTTGCTGCCGGTTTCTGCGTTGCATCCTGCACAGCCTTCTGTGCCAACTGTAACTGCGCTTGCGCTTGTTGACCGAGCAACTGAACTAGCTGGCCCTGTACCTGAAGTAATTGCGCATTCAATTGCGCGATCTGCAAATCCTTTTGAGCGAGTTGTAGTTTCATCTCCGCGACTGTAGGTTCCGGTGGCTTCGGAGCGTTTTGGGCAAAGGTCAGCATCGAACTGACCAATAGAATTGCGATTGCAAACTTCTTCATTGTGTCTCCTATGGGCAGGTTGATTTCTTGTAGATGTTGCCAGTGGTATCAACGCACAAGTAGACCCCCCCACTTCCGGCAATGCCGGGAAGCAAGGGCATCTGGACCTCTCCGCTACCTAGAATTGCCAGCGGAATAACGGGCGTCCCTGCCGTCCTCATCGTGAACTGCGTCACGGCCCCAGCATTGTCCCAGGCGCTGTCAAAAGATAGTATGGCAGACGTATGCCAAATGGAAGCCTGATACGTTGGAGAGCTTCCAAATATTATTTCTCCAGCATTTCCGTTAGCTCCACTGGCTGCCGAATATCCATAAACGCTTAAAGCTGGTGCTACGTTGTTCGAGAAGTATTGTGTCTGCGAAAGCGCGCCTATTGTCGTTCCGGTAGCCAAAAGCGGAGCGCTGTTACCGAGCAGGACATATCCCGTTCCTAGGCTCCCCAACGCGCCTACGGGTATCACAATCCCATATTGGTTGCTGAGGTTGCCGCTGTCGTCGAATTTCCAGAAGTTGGTTGATTGGGCAGCATTCGTGATTATGAGATCATAAGCCGCACCCGCCCCTCCCGAAATATGAACGGGGGTGCTGCTTGGACCTGTTATCTGCGAGGTTATAGCGGCGGACGCTATAAGGTTGGTAACCTGCAAAGGGCCGAGCAAATATTGCAATGCCGTCAGTTGCTGGAATATCGGCGTCATCGTCGATTGCACAGATAAGGTGGGGCCAGTGACCGAGTTTACGGTAGACGGGATAAGCCAAGAGGGCCAAGATGACGTTGGCGTAGATAGAACACTGGTTGGTACATATGCAGAGGTCTGCGTGTACGGGGTTGGCGTCCCACTATAAACTGACGGCGGAGTCGGCGTGATCCCGTCCAAGTACATGATTGGGCCAGCGCCCTCAATCTCTAAATCGGTTGACCCGGAACTCCCGCCTGCGGTTATGCTCGTTACGTTATACAACCACTCAGACGTCCCTGAGCTGAAGAGCAGATAATTCGAGTTGGTTCCCGCGACGGTCGAGAACGATGGACCGGCTGTCGTATTCACATCCCACGCATTCTGGGTCGTGCCGCTTGAGTAGTTTACATTCACGTCCGCTATCAGCGATCCCCATGTGTTTTCGTAGATTCCCCCAATGCGGATCACGTTTGCTTCGCCATGCGCAGTGCTGGCATGGCTCTCGCTCAAGTTGCTCGTGAGGCACACAGGCTGCGTATTCCCTGCCGTGACGTTGATCTCAAGCGCGTTCATTGGATAACCGACTTGGGGGCTGTCGTTATACAAAATTGCATTAAGGCAACCGCCAGAAATAGTTGTGTTCTGTAGAATCGTCGTAATCGACTCGCCAAAGTCAGTGTTGCGAATAATTCCGTTACGGATGCTCCCACCATAAAAGATAAGCTGACTAACGATTGCTCCCGGTGCGGAGGTAGGGGCATTGTAGTAAAGTGTCGAATTTCCTCCCACTAAGTTAACATTCTCAAAATAAAGATTTACATTTGGCGCACCGGGTACGCCAGCCGCAAATGTTGAGGAATTGTTAGCGTAGCACCTTACATTCGCGTCTGGGTGGCGAGAATCAAAGGTATGAGTGTAAAGCACGTTGCTGTCCCAATACCAACTATTTGCCGTCGAGTTTACCGCTGATGATGACGTTTCTTGTACCATCATTTCGAAGTCGCCATAAGCATTTGTCGTGCTGGTATCCACGCATCCGGCAGGATTAAAAGCCGAAAGAGATGGAGTATACGGTGTGCTCCAATAACTGCTCGTATTTGTCCACGTCATCGGGTGGGTTGAACACACCTGATTCTCGCCGGGACTACAAATATTGCGACTTACATACACACCGGGGGCACTGGCAATGATGGCTATATCGTGTAGAACCGAGGACCATCCCTCTGGTCCAATAACACCGTCCTCCGTGTACCAGCCTGGGGCCACTGAGCAGACTACTGCATCTGTCTGGCTGTAGCATCCGTAGACCGTACGAAAGGGAGCAGCCAGTGTGCCCGCGTTGGAATCGTTGCCCGTGGTTGAGTTCGCGTAATAAGTCTTTCCAGATGGTCGATAGGTACGCGCATCGAAACTTGTTGTCCCGTTGGGGAATATTGCGATAGGAGGATTCTGCCAAGGAAATCCAGCAGGAGGCGTCAGCACGAGTTCTGTGATTCCTAAATTTTCCAGCGCCCCTGCTGCTGTGGAGGAGCAAGTCCCACCGCCTTTAATTGGCACGGTTCCGCTTGGGCATGATTGCGCGTAAATGCAAGCCGCCGATAAGAACAAGATTATCAAAGCACAAATACGTTTCATGTTTTCTCCTACGAATACATCATTGGTCCAACCGCGTCAAGACTTCCATCTGAGTCAACGGCGAATAGCTGCGATGATCGACCATTCGCGAGATCGTTAACTATTCCGCCATTGCGAACATTGGACGGCCATGTGAATGTTCTACTGCCCGCTCCATCCTGTACCAAACGAAACGCTATCAGCGACGGTCCTAGAGTTCCATTGATGAAAGTAGAACTCGTTACGTTTCCTGTCAATGTCAGCTTGAATTCGAGTCCTATGGACGCATCAAATACCGGCGTGGTGGAGAATGAAACAAGCACCACACCAGTAGGAATTGTGCCTACGATATATCCCGCCGTCAATGCACCAGAAATCGTGACATTGCCCTGTACATTCAGGCCGGTGATCGGCGCTTGCCCCGTTAGGAACTGATTCAAGAGCGCCCAGCCCGCATTTGTGGGTTGGCCCCAGTTGTTAGAGCCTATTGCGGGTTGCGGAAATCCTAAACTTGTGCTCGGCATGATTTCCCCCTTACAGCGTGAATGAAACCTCAGTCCAGAATACTGTCCATGAATTAGGGACCGAGCCAAACGTGCTAAACGAAACATTAAACGTCGCGCCCGCAGGAACCCAGAAAGACATCGAGTTCGTACCTTGGCACTCATTGAATACGCCAGCCGCCGCTGCCTCGACTCCATTCACATACGCTATGAGGTAAGAATTAGCGCCAGTACACTCAGACGCATAAAGCGATGAATATGTGACCTCTTCACACACCGCCGCACCACTGCTATTCGTGTAGGAAGAGCCAACCGAATAAGTTCCCGTCTTATTCGTTCGTGTGCATTGAAGCGCCATACTACGCACAAACGCCGTTGTCGCCAATAGGGTACTGTTATCGTTCGCCGGTGGTGTGACGCCAAACATCCCATTATTGCTTATCATCGGCGAGACGGCACGGGGATTGCCGGTTAAGTCGGCACGGAAGAGAATGACACTGACTGCGTATGGCGTTGGGTCGGGCTGAATTACTCCCACGAACGAAGAGGGCCAGCTAACCGTTCTACCGCCAACAGAATCTTGAGCAAAATAGAAGGCTATCAACTGCCCCGCCGTTACGCCACTGATAGTCGATGAAGTGATGTTCCCTGAAAGAGCCATTTGGAATCCGTTTGAGTTTGCGGCATTAAAAACGGGCGTAGGAGAATACGAAACACTAATGATGTTTGGCTCGGTATCCGATTCAGTCAAGATATTTGCCAGCACAGCGGCAAGGGCGCTCTCGCTGGAATCATCAAGGACATACGCCCCCGGTTTGTTTGCCATCATCTGACCGAAGGCGGCGCAGAAAGTACTCCATTGATAGAACGCCTTATTTCCGAGAGGGGCGGGAAGAGGAGTATCGTTCACTGCCCCAGAAGCACGTTGCGAATCGGCAAGATACTGAGCATCCGTCTCCTGGTTGGTTTCGTTCGGATTCCATTGAAGAAATTTTCCCATGATTTACCCCGCCCAAAGGCCAGTATTCCAGCCTGCAATGAATGTCGTGTTAGACTCTGAGAATCCGAAAATCGGAAGGTTGCCGAACACGTAAGTGTACTCGACGCCTTCCGGTCGCGGAACGATATAACCATTCAAAATCAAGTCCTGAATGATGCTCGTAAATGATCCCGTTAAAACAATTGTACAGGCCATGTCCTGAGAGTCGATGATGTTGATTGAACCACCGGGGAACAGTTGCTTCCATATAGCATAAAGCGTGCTTTCTGTTCCATCCCATTGATTTGCAGCTATGGTTGCCTGAATCAATAGAGCATAGGTCACATCGTCCAAAACCGGACTCACGCCGCCCAATGGTTGAAACCCAACCGTGCGACTCACCCCGGCAATCTGACCGGCCACGTCAAGCTGCAATCCTTGTGCCGAACCGAGATCGAACGCCTCAGTCATTCCAGCAATCATGTTTGTCGTATCGTTCAGTGGTGAAAGCAGGTCATTAAGCCAGAAATTCAGGTTTGGGGCAAGCCGGTATTCTGACGTGAGCAGCCCTAGATAGTAATAGAGGCTCATGCTGTAGAGAGGCCCGGTATCAGCAACTCCGTATTTGCCCGATCCGTACCCGCTTTGTGAGAAAAGTGGCACCTATGCCTCACTCAAGACGATGTTCGCAAGCGTTCCCTGTGCAACCTGATAGTAAGAAAGGGTAATGTCGGTCGTACCAGAAGGCGATGATGTGATTCCGGTAAAGAGCGATGTGATCGAAAACTGCGGAGTCAGAATGTTTGGCATCACAGATGAGGCCACGGCATAGAACGCTGAATATGTGACCGTCTCGCCAATCTGTAGACCATTGAGATACGCGACAATCGCGGCCTGAATTGCCGTTAGCGTTGCGGTTGTATATCCCGCTAGTCCGTGTACCACCATCGTGGCATAGATCGGCACGTAGGTAGGCCGCTGGAAGCCGATGGTGGTCACGGTCCCTGTATTCGCATCTGTCACCGGCACACTGGTAGAGCCTGCCGTGGAATCAGGATTTGTATAGACCCCCAATCCTCGTTTCTGGTAGATAGCCGTCGCCACATTGAGGTCTAAACCTCCCTCCACAACCATGCTGATTGAATGAGGAGGATTGCCCCAATAGTCAATGCCTCCAGTCGGATTCTCAATAGAGCTTCCCGGCCCGGAATCGGGCGTTGGGGTTCCTGTAGCGTACCGGGTGACTCCTGGGACCGCTGCAATGGCAGCGATGGTGCTGGCAAGCCGTGTGAGCGATGGTGCCCCTACTGAGATTGCCTGACGCGCCCTAAGCTGTGAGTCTGACTCGACAGGCAAACCAGGAAGCGCCGCAGATGGGTTTGTAGCCCCGATCCAGCCAGCCGTAGCACCTCCTGAGATGGTGGTGATGGAACCAGCCTGGGCCTGAATAGCCCCTACAGTCTGGCAGATAATGCCAACAGTGACGCTTCCACTGTTAGGGATGGTAACGGATACGGGTAGCGACCAAGCGTTTCCTTGCGTATCCGTTACCAGACCATTCGTTATAACCGTTCCGGCAACACCTGAGACGGTCAAGGGAGCCGTGGAATATGAAGCGGGAAGCCGAGCAATGCCATTCATTTTTACGATGCTGTCGAGGTCTGCCCCAACCGCCGAGATAGGCGAACGCGCATTGTAGGCAAGCTGCGAGGCTAGGTTGCAGTCGTAAACTTTCAGCGCGAAGATGCTGATTTCCTGATACTTTGCCGTGTCTGTTCCAAGATAAACGACTTGCGGATAAATCGCCTTATACCCGCTGATGAGGTCATTGATGATGCTCTGGTAGGACGGCAGCACGAGGCCCGCTGTCGGACTGATGAAAGGCGCGATGTATGGCGGTGTGCTCATGCTGTCACCTGTGCGCTCGAACCGGGCGCGTTCGTTATTACCAGTGTACCGAAACTCGTACTTACGGTTGCCGTAAAGGTGGAGTTGAATGTTGCCGTGTTGTGTACGAAGCTAAAATCAACTATTTGCAGGACATACGGACAGGGGAGAATCGTCTGCTGAATGATGAGCATGACCCCGGCCTGATTGGTTGGGGAACCGCTAGAGCCGATGAGCGACTGGAAAAGAGGAAAGCCAATAGAAAGATTCTCAAACCATTCACCGAGCAAAAGCCGCAAGGTCGTATAAATGATCTGCCCCACAGCGTCAAGGTCAGCAAGAAACACCGGCCCATTCGCTCCTTCGATAGGATCGTTCTGAGGCATCTCATTTTGTTGAACCATGATCGTTGGTGTGCTCATCATTGGCCCTGTACTACCGTTGTAACGCTGTTAAGCGGGGGAAGAATCCCCGCGTATCCCTTGCTCTGCAAGAATGGAAGGATATTCACATTCCAGTATGCGAGAAAGTTAGCGGTCATCAAAGCAGCCTCGGTGCTCCCATCTCCTAGTTTAATGGATGGAGCAGTGAGCGTGATCCCCCCTTCCGCAAGATCAATCACCACAGTTCCTGAATCGTTGCGAAGTTGCGCGCTGGTAGTTGAGTAGTTTGGTATCACGTTCGGTAAACTGCGAATTCCAAAGTCTGCTACCGCATCCCCAATGTCATGCCGGTAAAGAACTCCGTCCGGCTGCTTTTGAACTCCTCCATTCTGCCACCATAGATCGTAAGCCATATCCTGGAACGATAGTTCGCATTCGCTTCCGATTTTGATTGGCAACGTAAGACTCCAATTTCCTCCGGTAGGAATCTTTATCGACACATCGTCTAATATCGGAAGCATCGTAACTTTCGGTATTGCCCCCTCCCGAATTACCTCTTTAATCGCGGGCTGCACAGATACAGTCATCCGCTGAGGATTGAATGCATTTCCATCTTGATTAGCAACCACGATAGCCGGGATGTGACAGCGGAAGTCACACTCGAATTGATGCAGTGCTAGATCAATCGGAGACGATTGAATACTGAGGCGATGCTGAATAGGAATCATGGGAGTGTTGCTCATTTTGCAGCCCTCCTATCTAGTGGACTCGGACTTGTAGCATCAGCGATATATGCAGCCTTTCCTCCAATACTCGTCAAACCGACTATCTCTGTCTCCCACACATTTCCCCTGCTATCCCCCCGGAACTGCAACCCATTGATGAGGTAGAGTCCGTTCGGGTCAAGAATCGGTCTGTATCCTGGCGGCGTAAATTGCAACTGCCTGATGATTGAACTCGCAATGTTAATCTGCATCGGTGGAACAGTCACCTTGAGACGCGGGTCAAGTGCGACCACCAGCGTAACCCCGTTCTGTGTCTGTTGCGGAACTCCAAGAATTCCACTTGTCGAAGTGTAGGTTATCGTGCTGACTGTGTTCTGGTCAGTCATGGTGCTAATTCCAAGTCCGTCAAAACCGTACCACGACTGCATATTGTTCGCTGCGGCCACGCGGTCAATGAATTTATGCGGATCGCCGAAGAACGGACGCGCCCGTGGTAACTGCGTCTGAGGCAATGTATCGAGGCTGCTCTGTGAGGCCGAGGGAATAGGAATCGGAACCTGCGAACCGGAGCACATCTTCGCCACAAGCGCAGATTGCGTCATCATGGCTGTTCCGCGAAACACTGCAAAGTTCGCTACCGTCTCAGTAAGACCGGTGTAGCACATGAGAGTTACTTTTGAATCGACTACTCCGGGGCGTTCGTAAAGTGCCTGATAGACAGTTCCTTGAAAGATCACACCGTATGGGCCGGCCTGGTATCCTGCCGAAAGTGAAACCGTAGCTCCTTGCCCAAATATGAAGTTCTGCGCCTGGTCTGCGCTCAAGTTATAAAGCTCAATCTTTGCCGTCCAGAACGACGCATGAGAGGAGTACCCAAGAATGTTTACCTCAAAAACAATCCGCATCGGCTCTGGAGTCCACGCAGTTGATGAAATTGTGGCCGTCAACGCATCACCTTGGTCGTTAGAAGGATTTGTGACAGTAAGATTCCACATCCACCCGAAGTTAGGTATCTGTGACACCGGACTGTATTGAGTGCTCATGCGTTGTCATCCCACAGCAATAAGAAATTCGACCCTAATTCGTTTGAGTTCGGGTAATCGTCTGGCACCTGCCCTAGATTGATGATGTACGCGCTCCCGATATTTAGGTAGCCGAATTGCGCTAAGAGATTCGCGGCGGGCCATGAGCCGGTCACCATCGAGATAGAGGAGAGCAACAGATTTCCTTGCGAGTCCGAGATTGACATGATCCAATACTGAGCCATCTCGCTGTAGGTAATGAACAGGCCAAGGCGCAAGACCCCACCATTGACATTCAGCGCCACGGTGAGCGTCTGATTAGGTGCATTCGTCAGAGGGATAATCTGCGCCATTATGGGATACCCCCCGTATTGTTGCTGCTCCAGTTCCCTGCCCCTATAATCTTCACGTTCTCCGATTGAAGCTGTTCAGATGATTGAACTCCTGTCGAAGAAGAAGGTAAACCATTCTGTGCTGTTACACCACTAGGTACGGGCTGCACGGCGGTTGTGCCGATAGCACTGCTTCCCGTTGTCTGGTTGCGTGCGCTGTTCGTCTGAGTAGCCACGCTGAATAGGAACATCTGCTTGAACTCAACCCGGCAGCGCAATCCAAATTGAGTCTGTGCTGTATCATCTGGTATCACGTTCATAATAAAAACCGGAGAGTAGGTTTTCAGGCGCGTTGTCAACGTCAGCGGAACACGAGCCAAGCGTAGAGCATCGAGCGTATCAAAACACGATATGGACTTAGATGCGTTCCCTACCCATTGACCTACAGCATAGGCAGGCAGAACGTCAGTCATTAACACGTCCATCGTGATAGTTGCCTGATTCGCCCGGATGTGATCGGTGAGGTTCGCCGCGTCTTGAATCGGATGCTCTGTTGCCGTCATGGGCTGAGAATGAGAAACGCGCATCACTCCATCGAATACGAGAAATTGAGGAGTCGTATTGGATGGTACTGCCGGAGAAGAGCCTGAGACAGCGTTAAGCGGATTGGAAGAACCAGCGGACTGCGAATTCACATAAGATGCGGGAACGGTAATCATCGTGAGCGCAGGAGAACTCCACTGCGGAGGCCGGAACGGATTTGCGGCGGGAACTGATGCGGCAATAGAGGCTTTCATTGCCGCTGCCTTCGCAGACGTTACAGCGTAGACGATTATCTCCCCAGCGCCTGCAATCGCGGCGGATGTGGCTGCGGGAATAATCATACCGCCCATTACTGATATGCTCCATTCATCGCAAGAATCATTCCTCTGATTCCCTCATCCATACCGTCACGAACTCCAACCTTTACAGCCTGAGCCGTTTCGTGCGGAGTCATGGCGCTGGCAGGAACATTGATTGTGATTGTCCCAACCGAGATTCCCCCCATTTGCTCCACACGCCGCACGTAATCTTCTGGAGACTTAGTTCTAAATCCTCCATATTCAGCAAGTGTGTCGTGGATATTTCCCTGATGCCTTTTGAGAAGTTGAAGGAGGTACTTTTCTCCGCCCTCAAAGTTCTGTCCTGCATCATAGGGGTCTACACCAAGCATCTTAGCTGTAGAAGGCAACAATTGCATCCTACCAATGGCACGTTCTGTTGTGCCTGCAATGGCAGGACCGCGCATGATTTTCCCAGAGCTATCATATTGCCGGTCCCCGGACTCGGCCATCGCAACGCCATGAACAAGTTTCAGAAAATCTATAGGGAGTCCACTCACGTTGCTGGCGAGAGCGTTAGAGCGTGCAGGGCTAGAGAAGTTATCTCCATACTGCGTACCACCAAGAGCAACTTGCCCGATAGTCTCAAATCCGTGCGCGGCTTTTACTGCCTCGTCAGCCGCATCATTCAAATCCTTCCACATTCTCGCGCCAGAAGCGTTTCCAGAGGATGCCGTATGCGTCTCAAGTAATGCCTTTCCCAAGTCCCATATCGACCCTACAGAATGAACACCAACCGCCTCAAGTCCGAGCATGAGTTTAATAGCTTCTCCGAGCCAATAAACAACGTGCTCGATAGATAGCGCGAAGCTCTCAAAAGATGCCGTTTTTGTATTGATGTTAGTATCGCCTGAAAGCGTGCCCACGAAATTGTCGAAGTCCACCGAAAGATCAAGAAACAGGCTTCCTGTCTTTTTGAGAACGTCCCACATTTGTCCAAGCGCCGGAATAAACTCGCCGGTCAATTCATCCGACCAGCGCGGCATATTTTGCATCACCCAGTCATTGAGACGCGACAACTGCATCTCAATACCGCCCTGCCCGAATCCCAATTTAGCAAGCAAGTCCTCGGCAAACTTCATGCCGAAGTATTCTCCCTTGACCTCAAGGCGTTGGAGTTGATAAATCACGCCTCTTATTTGCTTCATAGACTCTTCGTACCCAGGGCCGAGCATCAAAGCCAACTGCTTCTGGTCCTGAATTAAACCCTGGAACTGGTCTTGAATCTCCCGCGTCCCAAAGAACACGTCCTCAAGAGACAAGCCCATCGCATCTAAAGCCAAAGACACTGAGCGGTACTGCTGCACGCTCATCATGTTCTGCTGTGCGAGGATTTGCGTCTTTCGGTCTAACATTGCCAGCTTGTCTATGTAACCAATAAGACCAAAGCCCACGGTAGCGAAGGCGGTCGTTCCAGCCACTTGAAACGCAAGGAACTTTCCGAGGATTCCCCCTACGGAAGAGGAGACAGTTTTCTCCGCCCCGGTCATTGCTTGGGTGAATTTGTCAAAGGATTGCTTATCGACGTGAGCAGATATGGAGACGAGATAAGATTTGATTACATCGGCCATCAGATCGCCTCCTTTGCCGCTCTCCATGCGCGGAAGTCGGCCTCGTTCTTTTCCTTCACGTCAAGATATTCATGCGCCTCGCACAAATCCTGAAATGTGAATACACCTTCAACAATATCCCGATGCGTCCAAACTCCAGCCAGCACGGGACGCCACAGAAACGGGTCTAGGTTTGGGAACTCGGTTGACTCGAATCCGTCGCCGGAGTCGTCCCTACTGACCCGGCTCCTGGAAAAAAAGGGGCGATATTGAATGCCAATGTCTCCTTTGTCAGTTGCAGAATTGTTGGCCCATCGTACTCAAGTTCCGGTATTGCCCATGCACCATTCGGAAGCAAGATCGGAAGAGAAAGCGGAGAACCTGTTTTGTTGCTGTAACGCCCGCATACCGAAAGGCAGAGCGTTTGCATTTCCGTGTACTCGGTTCTCGATAGTTGTTCAGCAAGAAATTGGGCCGAGAGCATATATCCGAGTTCCGCAGGAACAGGAGTCGTAGGTTCAGCATTCGGATCTGATTCAGGAAACGGATTTGCCTCTCTGTATTCCCGATACCGCTTTGCGAATGTCGTAGCAATCCAGCTACCGTCTGCCGCCTTCATGCGACCTATGCGGTAGGAAGATTCGCCGATTTGAACGTCTTTATGATCCATGCGTCTCCTTACAGATTGGCAATGTTAGCAGCGCGGAGAGTCCAGCGGATGTACTCGCCTTTTGGACCCATCGGCAATGGCGGTTTCTTGGTGAACGAAACTCCCGTGCAGACGCTCATATCGTTTGTAGTGAGGTTCTGTAATTCAAGAGAGATCGCGGCCCACTGACTTGGGTCCATATTGGCAAGTGCTGTTTGATGGGAATTCTGCGCAGCCTTGAGGTATGAGTTCAGCGAAGAAGTTTGCTGACATTCAATCTCAACCATTCCCTGAAACCCAATACTTGCAGAAACCATCACTGCGCCATCAACAGAAATATCATTCTCTGTCCATTCGTGCTCCATCGTGACGGTGACTTTCCCACGGCCAAGAAAAGCTCCAGCGAGAATGAAGGGTCCGGCATACGGGGAATTGATAGCCCCGGTTACGCCCATGCCTGAATATGTCGTTGTTCCGAATGCCATACATCACCTCACTGTTGCACGTTCACTGCGATTAAGAAGCTTTGCTGTGTTCCGGCCAAAACCACGGCCACATAGACCGGCATGGACTTGAATAGCGCCCTATCTGGAGCCGACTGCGTAGAGAATGAAGGAGAAGCCACCCAGTAGCCCGTTGTGAGCGCCGTACCCGGCGTTAACCCTGTACCGGGAGGCGTGGGAATCGTCTTACCATTCCACGTTCCAGCCGCAATGAATCCGCGATTGGCTGAACGAGCGCACGCCCCGCGTACTGCATTCAATACGAGAGCCTGCCCGGGGTCCGTCTGCGGAATCGAGGGAAGTGACTGAAGAACATTCAGAATCGAAATCTGGCAATCAGCCGCCAGCATATCGAGGCCGAGGATGGTTGTAAAACTCAGCCCATTCGCGTTCACGCCCTGATAGTAGAACTCATAGCTTGCGGCGTAATCATTGTAGCTATTGCCATTGTTCCCAAACCCAAGCCCCGGCGTTCCGGCGAAAGTGTTGATTTGGGTGAACGTGAGCGGAGCTCCTGTATTCGTATCCGGCCCATCATTGACCGGAGTCTGCCCTACAAGCGTCTTTGCAGCTAGTGAGAAGTTGCTGTTGGCGAGTCCGGTGTTTAGGCCCATTGCAACGCCCGCAACGGCGCACGCCTGATATGCGTTCAGAAGCGCCGATCCGCCTTGAGTCGTGGCGTACATCCCATGACCGCGGTTGTAATTGCCCGTCTTGAGAACGGTAAAGATGTTCCCAGCAAGCCCAAACAATGCAGATACGCTAGAGGTCTGGTAGATGTTCTGCATGGCCGGCTGGACACTCTGAGCGTATTCCGTGATCGCTATATTGTCGGAATCGGTCGCGGTGAGACAGGTAACAAGATACCAGTTCGGTTGTTTGACTCGGCAGGCCGTGACAGCCTGTAGAGGCGTCTCACCTATTGCGGTGACATTGACCTTGAGATTCAGACCCACGCTCGGCAGGACTGCCGTACAAGTCAGTCCATTGGCAACGGTGTAGGCTGTACCTTGCTTTCCGGGAACGATAGCGACGGTCTGGACCACTCCGCCCGTCTCGGTGAGCACCTGCCCGTATCCGTATGAGGCGCTTCCTTGAGCGATAAGGAATTGGTCATTTGCAGCCCACCCGGTTCCGCCGAACCCCGAATCAACCTGAATGGTTTGGATTGCGGACGGGTCTTGGCATCCCACCCAAGCGTACTGCGGAGGAGTCACCGGAGGAGCATCCTGAGAAAAATACTGCTCCATGCCGATGTATTCAGGGTCGGTAGTCTGATATCCAA